CATGCTTGCCAAGAGCCAGGAGATCGCTGACCAGGCCACCGAGATCCTGGCCGACGAGGACGGACAGCAGATGGATCTGCTGGAGGTCCTGGATCAGGCCGAGACCGATGTGGTCCGGCAGCGTGAGGAGGCTCTGGCGAGACAGCTGGCTGAGATGCGCAGGCGCAAGCATAAACTTGTGGACCCGTTGCAGTACGTCTACAGTATCGGCGGCGAGGATCTGGCTGACTATGAGCCGACCATGCCGGCAGAGATGGCACCACCGTCAAAGAGTCAGCTGGAAATGCTCGAAAAGCGCGGCATCAATCCGGATACTGTGACATGCGCCGGGCAGGCATCCTATCTGATCGACAAACTGATCAAGCGGCAGCGTGCCGGACTGGCCACGCCAAAGCAGATCAGATTCCTGGAGGGCAATGGATTTGTACATGTTGGCGAGTGGCAATTCGATGCGGCCCGCAGCATGATCGATCAGATCGCCGGAAACAATTGGAGAGTACCACATCATATTTATCCACCAACCTATACACCCGCAGCACCGGCGGCACATGAGGAGGTGACAGAGCTGCCATGGTGACAGACGACTATAAACTTTCGGAGATCCTGGAACACCTGGACTGCTCCATGCTGGACTATCAGCAATGGACGGACGTCGGGATGGCCCTCAAGTCTGAGGGCTATCCGTGCAGCGTCTGGGAAGACTGGAGCAGATCTTCGGACCCGTCCAGGTATCACCCGGGAGAATGCGATAAAAAATGGCAGACATTCCGCAGCTCGGGAGTGACTGCCGGGACCATTATCCAGATGGCCATGGACCAGGGATGGCGACCAGAGAGCCGGCAGCGAGACATCGCTCTGAGCTGGGACTCAGCGATCGGAGGCGGTGCAGCTGCAGAGCGCAGGGCCGAGGTCGATCTTAACTGGCTCCAGGAGGAAGACGTACCAGGGCCACATCAGCCATGGAGTCCATCCTGGGAGATCACGCATTACCTGGAAGCACTTTTTCAGCCGGATGAATTCGTCGGGATCTGCACAGAGAGCTATCTGCAGGAAGACGGCAGCCGAAAGCCAACAAAGGGCCAGTATCGCCGAAAAGTTAAGGATATCCTCAAGGGCATCAAAAAACACGGCGATGATGTCGGGGCGGTGATCGGAGACGCGGATCCGGAGACTGGTGCATGGGTGCGTTTCAATCCGCTCGATGGCGAAGGCGTCACTGACAAAAACGTGACAGCATACCGGTACGCTCTGATCGAATCTGACAGCATGCCGATCCCGCAGCAGTACGCACTCCTGCAGGAGCTCAAGCTGCCGATCCGGATCCTGGTGCACAGCGGTAAGAAATCCCTGCACGCCATAGTAAAAATCGACGCGGAGGATTACGACGAATACAAGCAGAGAGTCAACTGGTTGTATGACATCTGCGAAAGAAACAAGCTGAAGCTGGACCGGCAGAATAGAAACCCATCAAGGCTTTCACGACTGCCTGGCATCATGCGAAACGGCAGGCCGCAGTACATTGTGGCGGAGAATCTCGGGCTGCCATCCTGGGCAGACTGGGAGGATTACATCAACGGCATTAATGACGACTTGCCGGACATCGAGACCTTCACCCTGGACAACATCCCACCTTTGGCGCCTGAGCTCATCGAGGGGATCCTGAGAGAGGGCCACAAAATGCTGATGGTCGGGCCATCCAAGGCCGGCAAAAGCTTCCTTCTGATGGAGCTGGCGATCTGCATCGCAGAGGGTAAGCCATGGCTTGGCCACCAGTGCAAAAAAGGCCGCGTCATGTATGTAAACCTGGAGGTCGACGACGCGAGCTGTAAGCACCGCATGGCGGAGATCTGTCAGAGCATGGGGCTGGACCATCTGAGTCATAACCTGGACATCTGGCCACTGCGAGGCAAGGCGGTGCCCATGGACAAACTCACGCCCAAGCTGATCCGCAGGGCCCAGCAGATGGATTATGCTGCGATCATCCTGGATCCGCTTTACAAGGTGATCACTGGCGACGAAAACAGCGCTTCGGAGATGGCCAAGTTCTGCAACTTGTTCGATCAGATCGCGGCCAGCCTGCACTGCTCCATGATCTACTGCCACCATCACAGCAAGGGCAGCCAGGGGCAAAAGAGATCCATGGACAGGGCAAGCGGTTCCGGTGTTTTCGCCAGAGATCCGGACGCGCTCCTGGATCTGATCGAGCTGGTTATCAAACCGGCTCAGCGTGAGGAGCTGATCCGTGACGCCAAGCTCCGGATCATCCACCAGTACCTGAGCACATACCGGCCTGGCTGGGAGAACGAGGCGCCGGATGACGTGAAGAGCAGCTATATCGCTCTGACCGCCTGGACGCGGAACAGGATCCCGGACGCGGAGGCCGATACAATGCTGGAACGCTGCCAAAAAGCAGCGGATCGGCTGCAGAGCTGTACCGGCTGGCGCATGGAGTACACGCTGCGAGAATTCGCTCCGCATCCTCCGGATCTGCTGTGGTTCGCCTACCCTGTGCACGAGATGGATGCATCCGGCACGCTCAAGGATTTCCGCGCAGACGGCGAAAAGGCGACCGTGAAGGAAGCCAGGGAAGCCCGACGCGCAAAGGCCGAAGAGCAGAAACAGGAGCAACAGGACCGGTATGACCAGGCATTCGCCAATGCGAATATGGGCGAGGCTCCGACAGCCCAGCAGATGGCTGACTATCTCGGGATCACTGCCCACACGGTCAGAAAGCAGCTTGAGAAATTTGGCTACCACATCGATAAAAACACGACCCTGGTACACAAGACGGACACACAAAAACAGACATAAATGTCCGCATGTACGGACGGATTTCATTGAGAAAATCATGTCCGCACATATGTCCGCACGTGCATGCATTATTGAATGTTTTACTCATTCATGTCCGTCCGTACGCGGACACGGACATCCTATACCTAAAGGTATAAATACGTACATGCACGCACACACATAAATGGGGTCATAACTTCCCCATTTTATGTGCGTACATGTACATACATACACCCAATACCCAGACCCAGAAAAAAGAGGAGTACGACATGACACATATTCATTTCTTCATTCCTGGCCAGCCGGCCAGGGTGACAGAGCAGCAGCACCGATATGGTGGCCGGAAGAAAAACGGCCAGGTGATCGTCTACCGTGACAGCCGGTTATCAGCTGCCAGAGCGGAGCTGATGGAATACCTTTGGAAAGAAGCGCCAAAGGAACCGTTTGCCGGCCCAATCCGTCTGGAAGTCGTCTACGGCTTCAGTACAAAAAACAAGCATCTGGATGGCATGCCAAAAATCACACGACCGGATACTGATAACCTGGTTAAAGGTCTAAAAGATTGCATGACTGAAGCCGGTTTCTGGCTGGACGACGCACAAGTTTATATTGAGTCGATAGCAAAGTTCTGGGTAATGCCAGAGAGCGCAGGCATAGAAATCGATGTAGAACAGAAAAACATTGATGGTGATGACTCATGAAACAGGCAGTATTTCCATTTATCCCGGTCCTGGATGTCTGGCCGCGCGGACTGACACCTGCCCAGCTGAGCGCATATAAGGCATGCATCGAAGCTGAGTTGATCCAGATCCAGGTGGTCCGCACGGATCCGGAGCATAGCGGGTACACATCAGTAAGTTATCTGAGCTGCATCCCGGTAGCGTGGATCCATGATACTCTCCGGGATCTGGTCCAGGGAGAGACAGCACGCTTTGAAGAGTGCTGTGAAAAAGTAGGTGAAAGAAAGCATGGAGAAAACCTGCAGCAATTGCACTTTTGAATGTCAAGCATACTGCCGGCTGCACGGCATGCGGCTGAACATGGACCAGCTGAGCATTAAATCCTGCCTCAGCTGGTGGCCAAAGGAGGAAGATGACAATGGAAGTCAAGTTAATTGATTACCCTGGGAATAAGACGCTGAAATGGGTGTACCAGTGTGCGCTGGGAACAGCCGGCAAGGATACAGACGAGCAGCCATCAGAGCGCTGGCTGCACAGGATCCTCGAGGCCAGGCACTCGCCGATCCGGGAGATGGTGTTCCGCTTCGAACTGCGGGACATCCCGTATTGGGTATCCGTGCATCTGGTCCGGCACCATGTCGGAGTTAACTGTTATGTCGAAAGCCAGAGGAACGACAGGCAGCACGAGTATGACCGCAACGCTGCACGCCAGGACGCACCCGTGACCATGCGGATGAGCATCAACGCGGAGGCGCTGCTCAACCTGGCCAATAAGAGGCTCTGCCAGCAGGCCAGCAAGGAGACCCGTCAGGTCGTCCAGATGATGTGCCTGGAAGTGCTGGATGTGTGTCCCGAGTTCGAGGGCCTGCTGGTGCCCATGTGTGAGTACCACGGCGGCAAATGTCACGAGATGAAGCCCTGCGGGAGGTGGAGCGCCAAATGACACTCAAGTTTGAAATTACCGGAGCATGCACCGTACCTGGTGCAGAGCACAAACCTACTGAAGCGGCACTTGAAGCGGTTATTGAACAAATTTTAGCGGATGAATTAGACGTAACTGCAACAATATATGTTAGCAATATGAGAGAAGAGTGAAAGCATGAAAATCAAACTTGAGCCCTGGGCATTTGAGCCCACCAGAGCGCATGAGACTGACGCAGGCCTGGATCTGATGGCTGACACGGAGATCGTCATGGGCCCGCGTGACAGCGTAGCGGTAGATACCGGTGTACATGTGCAGCTGCCTCCGGGCACCTGCGGGATCCTGGTCAGCAAAAGCGGGCTGTATATCAAACATGGGATCACGTCAACGGGCCTGATCGACGAAGGTTACACCGGTTCGATCATCGTCGGACTGCACAACCAGAGCCGGCACGAGGTTCGGATCCGGAAGGGTGACAAAATTAGCCAGCTGGTCGTGGTGCCATGCCTCTATGAGCCTGTTGAGATCGTGGACGAGATCGATGGCGGAGAGCGCGGTGACCAAGGATTCGGGAGCACTGGGAGGTGATCGGGATGACCAGGGATGAAATCATCGACGGCTTTGAAAGAGAAATCCGCAGGATTCGCAGAGAGCCAAAGGAAAAGATGCTCGGGGTCTGCATCACCGTAGACGAAGCGGAGGAGATTGTTGCTCTGCTGAATGGGCAGGAAGCGAAACGAGTTATTGGTATAGCTGATTCTATCGAAGGAATGGAAGTGGGTTATTGCCCGTCATGTGATAGAGCTATCGTAAACAAAAAGATTGATGAAACCAAATTCTGTAGGTACTGCGGTCAGGAGTTGAAATGGAAATGACTGATTCGGATAAAACAATAGATGGATTTGCATATTGGATTGATAACGAGGAAAATGGGGTTTGTTATATTCCATTGAATCTTTGCGTAAAAATTCTGGAACTGCTGAAAGAGCAACCACAGTGGATTAGCGTTAAAGATAGACTGCCAGATTCCGCAGGGGCGAGTGTAATTGTGACGGCTGTTAATCGGTTTGGTCAGGTTTCTGTCTTTACAGCGTTTCAGGGTTATGGTGATTTTAAATGGTACACAATGGAAACCACAAAAATGGATGATGATACTTGCAACATGGTATCGTCTAACTGGACGATTACCCACTGGATGCCACTTCCAGAACCGCCGGAAGAGGAGTGAAACGGGATGACTAAGCATGAGATTTTGAACTATTTTAGAGGAATTAATAATGCTTACAATGATTGCACCAGATTTGACTCACTGTCGCATATGATAGATGAACTGCTGAATGAACAGCAAGAAACCATTGAAAGTCTTCAAGGCACAATCTGCAAGCTGAATGCCGCATTGGGAGAGCAGCCAGAAATTGTCCGGTGCAAGGACTGTACATACTTAAATGCAGACACAGGGATATGTATTGTCGGAATGCCACACGGGCATAAAGACACTTTTTACTGCGCATATGGGAAAAGGCGGTGAACTGGATGAGTGATGTTCGTATCCGGGTGTGTAATCGCGACATCTTGTGTGCTGACTGCGACGATAAAAACTGCTTGCATGCAGGAGAGCTGATTGCAGATTGCCCGCTGTGGTACTGCAACCGTCAGGACGAGCAGTTTGAAGACTGCAAAACTTGCGAATTGATGCGCGATATTCGGGCAGAATACAGGAGGAGGCACAGGGATGATTGACGAGCGGACCAAGCTGATGATCGAAACTTATCTCCCGCATCCTCCGGATCCGGATCTCCCAGAGGGTGCCTACTACTGGCTGCAGTATACAGCAGGAGCGACAGGCAAGCCCAGGGTGCTGACTGTGTACATCCGTGACATCATGCCCACCAAGTACGGCACGGAGTACGGGATATATCAGATTCATGGCGGCAGTTACCGGAGAGTTGCCACTTTCTCTGCTAACCCAATGGGAGGCGTCCGGAAGTACGATCTATACGACAATAAGCAGGATTGCCGGGATCAGACTCACATGGCCATAAACAACTGGGAAACGCTGCGGAAGATCCAGAAGGACGAAGGACTTTTGTGACAGTGAAGGAGTACAACAATGCTACGACAACCAGAGCCGGACGGGCGGGTGCCGCTGTCTGGGAAAGAATGGAATCATCTCAGGAGTCTGATCGCGGCGATCGATATGGTGCTGCGCTCAGGCGATGCACTGAAGGACAGGCTGAAGCTCGTGCCATACGGCTGGCGGGATTACCGGATGTTAACTGTGCGGATGCCGGCGCTGATGGATGACCTGCTGGACACGATACCGACGAAGAAGCTCAGAGCAATCCGGGAGGAGCTGCAGCACTCGAGGCTGACGCTTGAGGTCGTGGGCCCGTCTGAGCGGAAACTCCATGGCGGGATCTACATAGACGAAGAAGCCTACATCCGGCTGATCGACCGATGCATGGCGATGGAGTGTATGCTCTGTGAGCGGTGCGGGAAAGATGTGGACAAGTGTGAGCTGTACCGGATCATCCTGGACACGCTGCACTATGACAGTGACGGACACAATCCGGACGGGAGCTGCGAGCTGTCAGGACTGACGACGATACGAGGAGACGAAACAGATGCCGAGTAATGGATCCGTATACAATGAGATTGTGTATTCGAGGATGGTGGAGACACCGATCCAGGTCCTTGTCAACCGGGACATAAAGAAGCAAGCGATGAGTGAAGCGGCTGCCAGGATCAGCATTGACAATCCGACGACGGACACCGAGATGCTGATCATCACATCCGAAGCACCACCGCTGAACATCATGATCCCGATCAGTGCGCTGCGGGAAGCAGTGCGCAAATGTCCAGAGGTATGCAAGCACAAAAGCGTATTGCGGCCAGAGGAGCAGGAGCTGATCCTGGCGATCCGTAAGGCAGAGCGCACGGCACGGGACGCGTACCAGGCGGATGATGGTATGCACCGATCCTTTGCTCTGGTGGAGCAGATGGTCAAGCAGCGGGCCATGGAGCCGGATCCTGATCCGCAGCCAGAGGAATCCAAACCGAAGACCAGGAGCAAGCGCGTGGGTGGGAGCCATGTGGACAAGACCAAACCCAAGACAACCAGACGCAGCCGCAGAACAAAAGCGGAGGTAAAAGATAGTGAGACAGTACCCGATCAGGCTGGACCAGTACGGGATAAGTAAATGGCAATACCGGGAGTTGAAAGCGTTCTGCCGGCAGTACAAGGATAAGCTGGAGCGTGCTGCATGCATGCTGAGTGTGGGCAGCCAGAGGATGCCGGAGTCAGAGCCGGATGACTCTGGTCTGCCGGATGCATCCATGATCCGAGGGCACGGTGGCATAGGGCGGCCAGTCGAGTCCCTGGTGATCAGACGGGAGCAGCTGCTGCACGATGTGGACATGATTGACGAGGCGGCCAGGTTCCCGGATGGTGGAGCATGGGCTCGGGCTCTGATCTGCTCCTGCTGCGATGGTGTGGCTTTCGAACACATTCCGCCTGAGTACATGCCGACATCCAAGCGTAACACGTTCTTCAAAGCGAGAAGAATGTTCTTCTATCGTCTGGCTCAGCTGAAATATGCTCAGGAATAAATTAGATACTCTCGGGGCAGTCAATCAGTATTATACTGATATCATGCAAGAGGCTGGATGTGAGTGCGGCGCATCCGGCTTTTTGTATGCAGGTAGATCCAGGCACGCGGCTGGCCTGGGGGACATCCTCCTGCCTGGAGGGGGGTCGGAGGTGCTAGGTTACTAAGGTGGCGTAAGGTTACTATGGCAGTTAAGTATTACGACAGTGCACGCCATCGAGCATGGCGCGAGAAGGTCCTGAGGCGTGCCGGTTACTTGTGCGAGGAGTGCAAACGGTACGGACGTGTTGATGCTGATGGCCTGCCGGTCAGGGCGACGACAGCGCACCATATCAAACACCGGGACGAGTACCCGGAGCTCCAGTACGATGTCAACAACGGTCGGGCACTGTGTGCAGCGTGTCACAACAAGGCGCATCCGGAAAAAGGCGGCAGGTACTGGGGAAGTTGAGCCCCCCGGGGTCGAAAAATTTTTCGGCGCGGGGGTTCCAGCGCGGCGGGGGAGCCTTTTATATGCACGGCGGGCCCCAAAAGTTTCAATCAAAGGAGGTGAGCGGCAGTGGCCAGGAAGTTGACGGACAATGAAAAACGACTCAAGCGGTACATGACCAAGCTCGGAGTCTGGAAACCCGAATACATGGTTTCTGTTGAGATCTGCGCTGGTCTGATGGATCAGTACGACACGATCATGCAGCTGTGGGTCATCAACGGCATGAATCCGATCGAAGTTACAGACAACGGGAGCTCAAAAAAATCCGGCATCGTGACGACACTGGAAAGCCTCCGAAAAGACATCCTGGCGTATCAGCGCGAGCTGGGATTGACACCGCTCTCCATCAAACGATTGGACGCACAGGCTGAGCTGCCGGAATCTGGTATCCTGGCTGATGCCATGCGAAAGCTGGGCGTCGAATGATTGGTAAGTACGCGAGAGACGTCGAGCGATATGTCGATGGTGTGATCTCCGGTCAGATCCTGGCGAACCACGACAGGATCCTCGCGTGCGAGCGCTTCCGGCGGATGCTGGATGATCCTCGCTTTGACGTGCGAACACATGACGCGGATTTCGTGATCGGCATCATCGAGTCAACCATGGTACATCGCCAGGGTGAGGCACTCGATGGCACTCCGCTGCGGGGCAAACCAATGCGGCTCGAGCCCTGGGAAAAATTCATATGCTACGGGATCTTGGTTTTTTGGCATCACGGTACCAATGAGCGCGTCGTCAAAGAGGCGCTTATTTTTATACCACGCAAAAACGGGAAAACCGCATTCGTGGCAGATCTGGCTTTTGCCCTGGCTCTC